ATCCCGCTGTTGGCGGGACTTCGTCCCCTCCAACATCCGACGGATGTTCACAACATCCGCTACTCCGCCAAGAGATTCCAAAATGCGATTCTTAACAGCATCAAACGGCAAGAACTTACGATCAATCTTACGTCGTTCGGCGTCGTAGGCAGACGTCTCCTTCGAGGCCTTCAAACGTTCGGCGTCAATCGCATTATTAATGCCCAAAGACTTGGCCTGCTCAGTAGCAACAGTAGACTGAGCAACCGACCGAGCCGTTTCAGCGTCCTTGTACTCAAGATCCTGCTTACGAGCAGCAATATCCATGGCCGTAGTAATGGCCGCAGCTGGGTTAACGCCCTCTAAAGGATTAACAGGAGACATAGTAGCAAAAGAACCAGCAGGAGTAGACGCTCCGCCTGTAGCGGCCAAAACCGGATTAAGACCGGCTTCACGTAAATCATAAACCTGCCGACGGTGCGCCGTATTCGACATAAAATGCTGAAAATCCCTATTCCTCTGGGCCTCAGCAGCATTCGCTTTATTAGCATCACCCTGGGCGACAGCACCAGAAGCCCCTTGGGCAATGCCGCCGCCTAAAGCGGCGACACCACCTATAAGAGCAGACAAACCAAAATCCAAAGGCATAAAACCTCCAATTAAACAAACAAAAAATAAAAAACCAAAAAATAGAAAATAAACAAAAAAACAAAAAATAAAATCAAAGATGATCAATAAGACCAGGAACAGAAAAAGTAGGCATAGGACGAGCCCACTTGGCATGAAAGACCATGTCGACAAGAAAAGGCGGCTCGTCAGTCACAGAAACCACACGATCAATCGGTGGATTCTCTTGAATAAAAGTGTTGCCAAGAACAGGCAACGAACCAAACTCTTGGGCGAGATGATAAACATCGAGAGAGGCGGCCGCTTGAGAACGCATCACACCAGTAATCTGATTGCGTGAATACCGGTACTCAGCCCAACGCTCGTTGTAACCAAAAACATCATCATCAGCCGAACCACCAGTCGAATAAATCTCCTTATTCAACACAGCCTGCTCGCCCAAATGAGCAAGAACCGGAAGATAAAAATCGTAGCGAGTCTGACGACTCCACCAACGATCAAGGCCCTGCTGGTAATTCAAATCAGCACGAATAGACAAAAGCCCGATCACAAGTCCATGTTCGACAAAAAATTTCGAAACGCCGCCGGCCGTAAGAGCAAAAGCGGATACACCAGCAAGATAGCCCTGAGGAGTACTATCCGTAGCCGAAGTCTGCGGAATAGGAGTCTGCGCAAGCCGAGTGGAAGCTTGCCCAAGAAATTCAGGACGCTGAAGACGAAAATCTGGAGCGACGACACCAAAATGCGCTTTAAGAAACTCAACATACCGAGTACCAGACCTCGCGTCGCGCTCAAGAACCCGTTGAAACTGAAACGCCTCACGAATCGCATTAATAGTGGCAGCTGTAGCATCGGACAAATCCGCTACAAGCGCCGGGTTATCCCACTCCGCCGTTTGTGCGCCACCACCAACAGTAGCGGTCAACTGCAACGTAGCCGTACCGCCGCCCGCGGCTTGCATAGTACGGGACGTTGCACCAGAAAAAAGAAACGACGGAATACCGTTCCCTGGAGGAGTGCCGTAACCGTCATTTGAAATGACCGGAGCATACGATCCCAAAGGCAAAGTAACGGGATCTCCTTTCTGCGCCCAAGGAAGACACGACGTAAAATAATCATGCCGCTTGTTGCGCCGAAGCAATGCATAGTCGGCAGCAGAATCAGGTCCATCACCTTTGTTGATAGCCGGAGAATTCTGCAAATTCTGATCGCGATACCATTCCTTAAAAATCAAATTATAGGCGCGAAACGGATCAGCACGAACCTCCTGAAGAGCATTTCCAATAGGCAAACCAAAATAATCGCCGATAGAACCAGTAGTCCAACCCGTAGAAGCAGGAGCAGGAACAACAGGCATCAAAAAATCCGTCGAATCATCCGGATCATCCTGAGCTCCGTTAAACTTCTCCCAGTTACTCCAAAGAAGCCGATTAGGAACAAAGAAAAAATGAATATCCGCGTAAACGTTGTCCATGACAGGGACAACAGTCGGCTGAAAACGGGCAAAAATATCAGCAGAAAGTTTCAGCGAATCACCTGGCAAAACCTCTTCGCAATAAACCGGATACAACAAACCAGCGGCAACGGCCGTCTTATGAAACTTAGAGCGATCAAAAACGGACCTAGGCATCGACGTGCCGGGTACCATCGCAAAACTATGTTGGGACGCCTCCATCCGAGGCTGAACAAAAGCTTGGTCAATCATAAATTCTCCAAAAAAAAGCCCCAGAGTTTAGCACTCCGGGGCGGGTTTAGGGACGATAAGAATCGAAATCAAACTCCAGCTGCAATCGGCGTAATCGTCTGCGGACGTTCCGCCTTAAGATACTCCAACGCAGTAGCAACCTGGGTTGGCTTGTGAGGAACAATACTACCATCGGCGTCATCAAATTCACCAATTTGTGACAAAGAAAAATCAGCAGGGTGTTTACCAACGACGGTCGTGCGATCATTAACTATCTCCGACCAAGCACGAAGGGCCTGGCCCGTATGCAAAAAAAAGAACGGAGTCAAGAAAACACCGAGTTTCCGATCTTCAGCCGCAAACATCTTCAGTTTAGCCAATTTCATATCTCCTAGATAAAAACGTACCCAGTTGAGCTAACTTCACAGCTTCGGAGATCCTCCGCTGTTCATCAGTTCTATTAGCGGAACCGAGAAGGGCACTTTCTCGATCCTCTTTAACTCGTGCATACACTTGCGGATCGCACTGTTCAAGAAATTTGTCATAGTACCGAGGCGGTTTCGCGGGACGCCCGCGACAAATAACAGAATCCCGAGCAGGCGAATAAACTTCGCGAAAGTACTTCTCAATATGAAGACGACCAATACCAGGACGACGAGACATCGTCGCATACTCAGGCCTCAGCTCAAACACTTCGCCAGTTCGGGGATCGCATTTCTGATAGTGCGAAGAAGCCTTCGCTCCAGTGATTTTCTTGGTAACGTAGCGAGCAACATATGCACACGATTCAAAAGTAACTTCGCCGACTCGAGATCGACCGAAGGGCCACAACGAAGTGAGATGTCCGTCAGACCAGGTCTCGTCACCACGATCAGACACCTCCACTTCCGTTCGAGCTGAGCGAAAAGCCTCACCGAATATAATGGCGTGGTAATGCGGGCGACCTCGTCGCTCACCGTACTCACCGGCGTGGAAAAATCGAATACGCCTTGGCTCGACGCTTCTTCGTAGGCGCTTAACAAAATCCTGGAAATGCTTCGGGACAAGAGTACCTCCTTCGGGCAAATGATCTTCGTCGTATGTCAAGGTAATAAAACTCGACTCCTCGTGGTGGGCCTTTTCATGAACAAGACGAACAGCCCACTGACGGGACCGCTCAAGCCGGCACCCAATACAGCGGCCGCAAGGGAGTTGAATCTGGGATGAGTCTGGGATAGGCTTAAACGCAATATTGCGCGAGGTGTCACGCCAAGCGCGAACCGGGGAATAACACGGCACTGTGGTTCTCCAAATTAAAGGGGGCCGGGGAAAACTACTCCCTGGCCCCCTTCGTATTTAAAGCCGGATACCGCCACGCATCGTGGCAAGAGAACCCGACATCATGTTCTTGCGTTTCACGCGAGAACCCTTACGGGCAATTTTCCGACTAGAGTGGGCGGACAATTTACGTCTTTTCATAGATCCTCCATGTCGCAATTAAACACCAAAACAAGTTTGGTGTCAGTCAGCACATTTACATCAAGAGGATACATGTGCTGACGGTCGGGAACGCCCGACCTATTTGCTAAGTTTTGCGCGACAAGTCGGGCAAACAATGGGTTTAGGAAACCTATAAATTCGTTTCAGCTTCGAAACGAGATAAAAAGGGGGCAATACCCCCTTCCAAAGCGGCTTCAAGAGCCTAGGACTCATTCCTCACCTCCAATTGCGGGGGGAGTAGCGTCCGCAGCTTTAGAGCGCTTCTGAGGCTTCTCAAGGGCCGCCAAAGGCTCAACGAGGGGGGTTGGGTCCTCGGGCTTGCCAAGCCCAAATTTCTTCATAAGCTCAACGCCCTCTGGAGTAGACGCCCCGGCGATAAATTTACCGGGGTCATTATCAAACTGCTTGCGCACCGCAGCGGGAAGCTGCGAGAACGCATCACGAGCGGCAATCAACTTCTCGTGCATCTGCGCGTACGAAGGTACTTGACTAAAATCACCATACTTCGCCATAGACCGCCGAAGCTCATCGCCCAGGACTCCCGTCTTCTTATAACGCGAAACAATGACGTTAATATCGCTCTCCGCCTTGGCAGACGAATCGACCATGCGTTCGTCTTCGGGACAAATCACAACAGGACGAATCCGCTCAAACCGTGTACGTACTTTCACAAAAACTCCTCAAGGAAGAAGGCTACGG